TGGCAACCGCTAACACCAAGGGAAAAGGTTCTGACGATGGTCGCTTTGTTGGCACTAATGTTCTAAACGAAGCATTCCTAGAAAGATTCCCACTCACATTCGAGCAAGAGTATCCTTCTATCAAGATAGAACAGAAGTTATTACATAACTACTGCTCAGAGTTGAACTGCTGTGATGACGAGTACATCGAGAACCTCGGTACATGGGCAGAGATCATCCGTAAGACCTTCAAAGAAGGTGGTGTTGATGAAGTCATCTCTACTCGTAGACTTGTACACATCATTCGTGCATTCGCTATCTTCAAGGATAGACTAAAAGCAATCAAACTTTGCTTAAACAGATTCGACGACGAGACAAAGGCAGCATTCCTAGAATTATATTCTAAGATAGATGCTAAGGTTGATCTAGGAGATACACCATTAGACATTGACGCAGAGTAATTTATCTGCTAAGATATATCTATGAACAAATATCGTGAAAACGAGACCCTAAAAATTGTCCAAGAGTATGTTGATAAAACATACCAAGGACATTATGTGGGGGATGATCAAGACAAGACACAGACCTTAGACCTTTTAGAGTCCATAGGTACTGTGTCTGACTTTTGTCAATCTAACATCATTAAATATGCTGCTAGGTTTGGCAAGAAAAATGGCAAGAATAAGTCTGACTTACTAAAAGTCATACACTATGCTATACTACTGTACCACTTCTCCAACTTTGATAATGATCACTGAATCTATGAAAATTTCTGATGAACAACTAGAAGTCTTTAATATCTTTAAACTTATTAATCCTTCTATACTTTTGAAACCTGGTCAGAGAGTATCTACAATCTCTAACAATAAAAATATTATGGGAGTGGCAGACTTTAACACTCTAAACATACCAGTAAAGGCACCAATCTATGACCTACACGTCTTTCTAAACACTATGAACATTGTGTCAGGTGGAGAAAGATTAAAGAGTGATGTAGATTTCCAAGAGAACTTAGTTAATATTAGTCACGGACGTAGTAAGATGAAGTATTACTATGCTGACGAGAGAATGATTACTGCTCCTCCTGATAAACTTGCTAACCTAGGTGACCCTGTACAGAAAGTAAGCATTGAGTATGCAGACTTCCAGAAGATGTTCAATGCTGCTGCAACATACAGTCTCCCAGACATTTGTTTCGTAGCAGACAATGGTAATCTAAGTGCAATGGTTACAGACAAACGTAACTCATCATCTAATGTATTTACAGTTGATCTAGGAGCATCAGATAAAGAGTTCTGTTTCTGTGTTAAGACTGAGAACCTTAGAATTGTATGCCCTACACTAGGTGGTAAATCAAATATTGTATCAGGTTATAACGTTGAACTATACACTAGCAAAGTTGCTAAACTATCTGCTATAATCAAATCAACAGCAAAGAAAGAATTAACTAATCTTGAATTGCTAGTTGCCCTTGAACCTGATTCGGAGTATTGATGTTGTACGGTCTAATTTTTATAGTTATTATATTCATAGTATTTTTAATCCTCACTTACTATAATCCACATTAATGAAAGAGTTTGATTATGACCTCGATTATAAATCACTTGATTTTACGGACGAGGAGACTCGTAAACTTTATCGTATTGGAAGAGGAGAACAGGGAGTCCTTTTGGTTCGCCCTTATACTAATGATATATGTGCTCATTGGAGGTTTAAGACACCAAAGATAGCAATGATGTCTGCACATACTATTTTCGACATGTATCTAGATTACCTAGAAGAAGAAGACTTTATAGGTATGGATATGTGTCGTAAGTTTTTGGAAATGGGTTTTACTAGATCAAGACGTTATGCTAATCATAAAGATGGCAACAAATATGACGAGAATCATAACGTCAAACCCCAAGAACCAGATCATATGACTAATAAGTTTGCTAAGTCTGCTAGAATATTTAAGAAAGTTAGAGACATGGTTGCAAAAAATGAAACATATGTTAACATGAGAAAGCAATGGAGGTCTAACGAATGAACATTTTTGTTACAGATCCAGACCCTGTTAAGTCTGCACAATCTTTACCTGACAAACATATTGTCAAGATGCCCCTAGAAACCTGTCAAATGCTATCAATCGTAGCATCAGAGGAATGGGGTCATTCTTTTGGCACTCTACCTCGTGCTGATGGTCAACCATACAAGACCGAGAAGGGTGCCTTTCGTAATCATCCTTGCACACAGTGGGCACAGAAAAACTGGCGATGGTTAATTGACCATGGTCTTGCCTTATGTGAGGAATATACACACAGGTATGGTAAAAGACATACTTGTCATGATACAATACTTGTAGCAGACCAAATCTTTCCTAAGAAAGATCTAGGTCCTACACCATTTGCTCGTGCTATGTACGATGAGTTCAAGCATGACAAATCTATTTCTACATTTGATGCATACAAACGTTATGTTGCATCTAAACCTTGGGTATGCAATAATTATCTGAGGAAACCTGATCGTAAACCTAACTGGGTTTAATTTTATTATGAATGATTTTTTGTGGGTCGAGAGATATCGTCCCGCCAATGTGAGAGAGTGTATTCTTCCTGAGAATACGTCTCAAATGTTTGAAGGTTTTGTTGAACAAGGAGAGATACCTAATCTTCTCCTAGCAGGACCCGCAGGCATAGGTAAGACAACTATTGCTAAGGCATTATGTAATGAACTAGAAGCAGATTTCTTTGTTATTAATGGATCTGATGAAGGTAGATTCTTAGACACTGTAAGAAATCAAGCAAAGTCATTTGCTGCTAGTGTTTCTCTTACATCAAAAGCAAAGCACAAAATTATAATTATAGATGAGGCAGATAATTGTACACCTGATGTACAAATGTTATTGCGTGGTAATATTGAAGAGTTCCAGAATGCTTGTAGATTTATATTTACATGCAACTATAAGAACAGGATTATAGATCCTATTCATTCACGTTGTTCTGTCGTAGATTTCAATGTCAAAGGAAAAGAGAGAGCACAAATGGCAGCATCTTTCTTTGATAGAGTGAAAACAATTCTAGATATTAATAAGATTGAGTATGAAAAGAAAGTTGTAGCATTAATTATACAGAAATATTTTCCAGATTTTAGGAGAACATTAAATGAGTTACAAAAGTATTCCAGTAAAGGCAAAATTGATGTCGGTATTCTTAGCACTGGTGTGGACCTTACAGTTTCTGATCTGGTTAAACATCTTAAAAATAGGGAATTTACAAACATGAAGAAGTGGGTTGTAAACAACCTAGATAATGAACCACAAATCATTATGAGAAAAGTTTACGACACCATGTACACTTACATGAAACCAAAGAGTATACCCGAAGCGGTTCTCATCATGGGTGAGTATCAATACAAAGCAAACTTTGTTATGGATCAGGAAATTAATCTGGTTGCATTCATGACAGAACTAATGATGAGGTGTGAATTTCAATGAACTGTTGGCACTGTAACACAGAACTAATTTGGGGTGGTGATCACGATGGTGAGGACTACTGCAATGAAGAATATAATATAGTCACTAACCTATCGTGTCCTAAATGTGATGCGTTTGTTTTAGTATATCATTCACCAAAGAAGTGGGACGATGACGATCAAGAAGCATGATTTATTTCCTACAACAGTCTATGAATTTAGACTAGAAGAGGAGTATATGGAAATGATGCATGAGGCACATGAGTTTGCAAAGACTCTAAGCATGCAGATGTATAATTTTCCTGCGGGTGTTAGGACAAGTCGTGGAGACATACACAAAGAAGAACCCATGAAACCTCTATGTGGGTTCTTTGAGGACTGTTTAGACTATATTAGATGTGATCTTGCACTACAAGTAGAAGCACTTAAAATCTCACTCGCATGGGCAAACTTCGCACCCGCAGGATCAGGTGTAGGACACCCTTTACACCGACATAATTACTCATATTTGTCTGGTGTATTTTATTTTACAGAGGGTAGTGATACTATCTTCCAAGACCCAGTGGACATTCGTAACCTAGACACACTAGAAATTACCAGAGACTTCTTTGATGGTCCATTTGAGAGGATAAAAGCAGAACCAGGGAAACTTGTTATATTTCCTGGGTGGTTGAGACATTATAGTGACCCACATGCAGGACAAGAAGACAGGTGGTCTATGTCTTTTAACTCATTACCTCATGGTGCTGTCAATGCAGGACCACAAGGTGTACCAATGGCAAGGATAAACGTATTATGAGATTATTAAAAACTCCACTTAGATACCCAGGTGGTAAATCAAGGGCATGTGTACGTCTATATGACTGGTTTCCTGCTGATATAGAGGAGTTCAGAGAACCATTCGTAGGTGGTGGTTCAGTAGCATTATATTTCAGTCAGTTACACCCTGATGTACCAGTGTGGATCAATGATTTATACACCCCTTTGTACCATTTCTGGATCAATTTGAGAGACAGAGGTGATGAGTTAAGTGATACCTGTTATGCTATCAAACAAGACCACCCTACACCTGACCTTGCCAGAGAACTATTTGACAAAAGTAAGGTAGAAATACAGACAGCAGACAGTTTTAGACAGGCAGTTCTATTCTGGGTGCTTAACAAGTGTAGTTACTCAGGACTCACAGAGAACTCCTCCTTCTCACAGTCAGCATCAAAGCAGAACTTCACCCTGAGAGGTGCAAATAACCTCAAAAAGTATCAAGAAGTGATATCTAAATGGGAGATCACATGTCTTGACTACACTGAATGTTTACAAGAAGAAGGTGAAAACATATTTCAGTTCCTAGATCCACCATATAAGATAGGATCATACCTATATGGACGTGATGCAGGGTTGCATAAGGACTTTGATCATGCTAAGTTTGCAGAGGATTGTAAAGATGCAGAAGGTAAGTGGATGATTACCTATAACATTGACGATGAGATCGAAGAAATGTTCAAGGACTACAATCAGAGATACTTCTCCATGACATATGGTATGCAACACAGACCAGACAACACCAAGAAGGCAGAACTATTAATAACAAACTACGACGAAGAACCTATCAACCCCTTAGAACAACTACTTTATGGATAAATTTGAATATTCTCTCAGTACATATCTCAATGGCATAAACTTAAAACAAGGTAACATTCAAGACGATGAACGTGCCATGAAGAAGTACCCAAAGTTTGTAATAAACAAGTGTATGTCTGACTATATTGACTGTATTATGTACAGTAATGAAATGAACAGATATTATGACTTAGATAACGATCTTCAATATA